CATTCTTCCAGCGATGTATTGCGCTGGTTGGAATGGTTTACTTGGCATTTTAGAAAAAGCAGATACCGTCGACGCTGTGATCGTGACGAGGTGTAAGGATTGCCGAAGCTCTCGCGAGCTGAACCGAAACGACAGGCTGGAAGACAGTTATGCCGAAGGCGTCTTATGGTGTATGAATCAGTCTAATGGCGTATGGCCGGACGATTTTTGCAGCTACGGTGAGCCGAAGTGTTGACAAGCATTTGTCGGTATGATATAATATTAAATGCCTATAAGGCAGAAAGTAAGGATATGAAAATATGGGGATTGCAGTCAAGAATTTTCAAAAAAAAGTTCTTGACAACGGTATCTGGATGTGATATAATCTATAATAGAGGTTGAGATAAGGTTGCAAACTTTCTCATTTAGGACAACGTGCTTACTCCGCGTTGTCCACTCTAATAAAAATTTCTTGAGTAAGGAGAATGTAAGATGGAAGAAATCTGGAAAGATGTTGTTGGATATGAGGGTTTATACGAGGTAAGTAATCTTGGTAATGTGCGTAGCTTGTTTCGGTACAAGAAACAACTCAAGTGGAACGTCTTGAGTTCTGGCTATGCGACTGTTCAACTTTTCAAAGAAAAAGTTGGTACAAGATTGCTTGTACATCGACTTGTCGCCAAGGCATTCTTACCCAATCCAGATGGATTACCGGTCGTCAACCACAAAGACGAGAACAAATTAAATAATAGCGCGGACAATCTTGAGTGGTGTACTCAACAGTACAACTTAGCTTATAACGACGGGCATAGAAAAAGAGCCGACAACACGCGCTGGTTCTATGATGAAATGAGTGTAAGGTTCAAAGAAAATAATCCCGCTATAAAATTGCCAGTCGTTCAGATGAGTTTGTCTGGCGAATTTATAAAAGAATGGCCAAGCGCCAAAGATGCAGTTGTTGCGCTTGGCTATAAATCAGACCATATCTGTGAATGTTGCAAAGGGAAACGAGAGACATCTAATGGATTTAGATGGAAATATAAGGAGGTAATTTAATTGGGGTAGCTGTTTTGATTCTTGGTGAATCTGGCGCTGGCAAGTCGGCATCCATGCGTAACTTCGCGGAGAATGATGTCCGCATCCTGAACGTGGCGTCTAAACCGCTGCCGTTCAGAAACGTCAACAAGCTCAAGAAAGCTGACAAGGCAACCTATGGCATGATTCGTGGCGCTGTCACGAGTGGCCAGACGTTGAGCTATGTGGTAGATGATGCTCAGTACCTCATGGCGTTTGAGAGCTTTGACAAGGTGAATGAAACAGGATATGGTAAGTTCACCACTATGGCCAAGAATTACGAAGAGATGTTGAGATGTATTCAGGAGGATACGCCGCCTGACACTATTGTCTACGTCATGCAGCACGTGGATGTTGACGAGAATGGCAAAGTAAAGGCCAAGACTCTTGGTAAGATGCTTGACCAGCAGCTCACGGTTGAGGGCTTGTTCACGATTGTTCTGCTTGCCAAGGCTGATGAACGCCGCCATTATTTCATCACCCAGTCTGACGGCACGAATCCGTGCAAGTCGCCGATGGGAATGTTCGACGAAGTTGAGATTGACAACGACCTCAAGATGGTCGATGACACCATCAGAGAATATTATGGGCTGAAGAAAAATACTGCGCCAGTCAAGGCGAGTAAATAAAATTTTTGAAGCGAGGTTGAAGCGTAATGAAGAAGATTGCAAATTGGGAAAACGTCAAGGAAAATAGCGGCTTTGCCAAGTTGCCTGTTGGCGGCTATATCGTTAAGATTCTGAATGTACAGGATGTTCCTGAGAAGGAATATCTCAAGATTTCGTTCGATATCAATGAGGGTGAGCAGAAGGGCTTCTTTGGTAAGGCATACAAGGAAGATACGCGCTCGGACAAGAAATGGCCTGCCGCTGGCTCGTTTATCCGCTCTTACAAGGAAAGCGCCGCGCCGATGTTTAAGGGCTTCACGAACGCCATTGAAAATTCCAATAAGGGCTATAGCTGGAATTTTGAAGAGAAGAGCCTTGTTAATAAGGTCGTTGGATTGGTCGTGGGCGAGGAGGAATACCTCAACCAGAAGGGTCAGGTTCGCAAGCGCACCTATGTCAGTGCGGTTCGTTCTGTCGAGACCATCAAGAAGGGCGATTTCACCGTGCCTGAGCTGAAGAGGCTCGACGCGACTAAGGCATCCAGCAGTCAGACCAAGCAGGATGATTTTGTAAATCCTTTTGCAAACGACACGTCAGTTGACCCGTTTGCCAGCGTCCCCGCTCAGGATGCCCCCGCGGCAGATGACACCGCGCCTTGGGATGACGCTAATCCTTTCGCGTAACCCCATAAAATTTTCTTAGAGGCGGGCTTGACAAAGGCTCGCCTCTTTGCTATAATATCCAACAGGAGGTGATGAGCTGATGGTTAATAGATTCTTAGCGGTAGGCAGTTTAAGCGAGTGCGCTATTCAATTCTATCGCACCCACATCAAGGTTCGCCTATCGCTTGAGGTCAACCATCAGGCCATCACCATGCAACAGACAATTAGCCGCAAATGGAACGCCGAGCAGTATCAGGCTCTGGGCAAGGCTATCCCTTATTTGCATCCGCAGATTGAGGGAATTGTAACTAAGGGCGAGCATGACCACATATACGCCATGCCGTCATCAGACCAGCCAACGCGGCTTATGGTCAGCGGCAACATCAACGAATGGCATGGGCGCATCTACTTTAACGCCCAATATATTCGCCCAGAGCCGCGAGCGCCTGATAGCACGATCATAGAGCTTGATGGCCAATGGGTAGATGGCCATAGGCTGGTCAACGTGGTTGGCGATTGGCCGCGAGAATTTCATCTGGATGCGCCTATTGGCTATGAGCGGCGTGCATATCGGCTAAAATTGATATATTCTGGCGGCTATATAGAGCGAGATGGCGTTGTGGATATATCGAATTATGGTTTACAAGTGGTTGATTGCCAGCCGCTTGACGAATATATTGATGACGAGCAGATGAAGAAAATTTTGCTTGAGCTTGAGATTATGGAGGGTTGATATGGCAAGAAAGAAAAATGAATCAAGTCCAGATGTGGCTGAACGCAAAGCTCTGCTTAACTATATCAAGAGCCTTGACACTGATGCCAACTTTATCCTTATCACGGCACAGCTCAAGCGAATGTTGGCCGAAGGTATGACCTATACTGGCATACGATATGCGCTATGGTATAGCATCAACGTCAGTGGCATGGACTATAAAGGCATGGGCATCATCCCATATGTTTATGACGAAGCCAAGAGATATTGGCAATGGCAACAGCAGATGAAGGCGCAAGTTGCTGGATGGAAACAAGCAGATGAAGACGCCGTGGTTGTTAAGCGGCAGAGAGAGGATGAGGTATTTACATGAGCGTATATGATTCACGGGCGGCGCGTCTATGCTTAGGCGCTATGCTCATCAAGCCTTCGCTTTGCCTTAGCGATAAATTCCCTATGGCCAAACAGGATTTTGAGCCGCAGATTTTCCATCTCAGGTTGTATCAGGCTATCACGGCGTTAGCCAAGCGTGGCGCTCAGAGCATTAGCGCGATGGATTGTTATACACTATGCGCGAATAACGCTGAAGTCAAGCGGGTGTTTGATGATAACAGCCTGACAGATTTCATCGACACCATCAAGCAGTTGGCCAGCGCGGACAACTTTGAGCTATACTGGTCGTCTGTCCGTAAGGTAACCTTGCTCAGGGAATACGCTAAGGCCGGATTTGATATCAGCCGCTTTGAGCAGGATATGGCTAAGTGGAGTATCCAAGATATTCTCGACTACTATGACGGTTTAGCTATCAGCATCCGCAAGCAATTCTATCAGGACAAGAGCACCAAGGAAATGAAGGCGGGCGATGGCTTTGAGGCGATTAAAGAGCGGTTCAAGGATGAGCCAGCATTTGGCGCAACCACGTTTAGTCGATACCTCAACACAGCGGCAAGGGGTTGGCAGCGTGGCCAGTTGACTATGCACGGCGCTGTTAGCGGCTCTGGTAAAACGGGTGTAGCGTTATACAATGCGGCGTTGGTTGCTTGTCCTGAGCTATGGGATGATGAGGCTGGATGCTATCAGCCCAACCCATGTTATCAGCACAAAGCGGCGTTGTTTATCCAATATGAGCTGAACGACCAAGAGGAACTTACGCCTAAGCTCATTGGCTCTATCAGCGGAGTTCAGACCTATCACATCCTCAATGGTCGCTATGAAGATGGCGAGGAAGAGCGCGTAGATAAAGCCATTGAAATCTTGCATCAATCCAGCATCTACCTTGTAACCATGCCGAGCTTTACAAATGACAAGCTCAAGGCGTGTATCAAGGAATATGCTACGCTGCATGATGTTGGGTATGTGGTCTTTGACTATGTGAGCCAACAGTCAACAGTTAGCAGTGATATCGCCAAGAAGAACGGCGTGGCTACTCGCTCAGACCAAGTGCTGTCAGATATTGTTTCAAACCTCAAGGACATTGCGGTTGAAAATAACGTGGCGATTCTGACGTTCTGTCAGACCAATGCCAACGTGAACAATCAAGAAATTCTTGACGCAGGATGCTTGGCTGGTAGTCGCGCCATGCAGGATAAACTTGATGTTGGCGGCATCATTATGCCGTTGCGCCGTCAAGAGAAGGAAATCGTGGCTATGATGGTTGAGGCTGGCAAAGCGCCCATTGAGCCAAACCGCATCATCCATCTGTT